TTTTTTTTTGATGTCATCGTGTCGTTGATCATTTCCATTAGAATTGGAGCGATGTCCTGCAAAGGAAATTCCTCCATTTCCATAAAAAATTGTTCATAAGGCTTGATGTGTGGATTTCCTGATTTTGTGAAAACCCAAAACAAGCGATTGAAGAAGGTCATGTCAAAATTGGCTAACATGTTGATGTCAACTTCATTGTTGCCATTCTCAGCCATTTGCATGATATTTTGGTTTGAGATCATTCCAAATAAATCTTGGAAGAAATCTTTTCCAAATTCGCTCTTATAAGCAATAGGAGTGTAAGCATTTGTTACAAGCTCATACTCCTTTTCACTAATGATCACACTCTTACGCATTTAAGGCCTCCTTAATTACAAAGCTTGAGTAGGTTCATAGACCTTTTCAAACCATTTTTTATAAATTTCTTGATCATCCGCTGATGTGATGGAACGTTTCACCACTTGATCACCGGGACGAGGACTAGCATTGAAGCTCAATTCACGTTCATTCACGTTAGTTCCGTTCTTAGTGGATGATCCACTAGAAGGGCGGCTTGCTGAACAGTAATACATGACATGGCGTGTCTTGTTAGCATCGCCAGCAAATTCAAACATAAGTGCGAAGTTGGTTGTCTTCGCATCTGCTTTTTCTGTGACCACTCCTGTTGTAGAGTCTTTGATGTCGCCCAAAATTTTTGTTGCGAATGCTTCAATGATGTGTGGGACTTTGAATTTACCTTCGTAACCTTCGTTTGAGTTGACGAAGTAATAATCAATGTTATCAGCTTTCACTGATCCTGAATCCCCTTTAGGGTCCAGCGTCAATTCCATCGCTCCAGGGAAGCGGAATACTTGACCATAAGTGATCACTCCTGCTTCACTGATTGATTGGATTGGTGCCACATGGACATTTTCAAGTCCAAATGTAACTTTGTTTTCAGTCATTTCTTTCCTCCTCAATATAGATAGACTTCATAAGACTTCACAAACAGTCTTTCTGATTCAATAAAATTTTCTTCTTGAACATCATAAAAGAGCTTGTGGTCATTCCACAGCTCTTCCAATCGTTCTTCTAGCTCCTCATCTTTTCGTTCAAATGCCAATTCTACAGTGACAGCACGGATCATGTATGATGCTTGATTGTCTGTTCCTGTGATAGATGGCAAGCTTTCAAAATAGACAAGGTAAGGCAGCGTGGGGACATTTCCTTCCCTGAATGCCTTGTAAGTGACAGGCAGGCCAGCCTGTTCCAAAATTTCTGCAAACTCTGACAGCTTCATCTTCCAAGCTCCTTCAATTTCTTTTCAAAATTCTCAATAGCGTGATCTTCTGCCGGCTTGATGTGTACTATTCCGGAAACCCGTCCCCCGTTCCTCTTTAAGTGGCCAAATTCAAGCAAATGTGGGAGACGGTAATTTGTGTTGTGAACCACAAAATTACCTTTCCCCATTTTTGTTTTTTTCCACGATTTGGCATACTTACCACCTTTTGCCCTTGAACTTTTTGGACTTGTGGTTTTTAATTCTTGGACGGCCTCTTCTGCTGTTTCTTCCGCTATCTTGTCCACTTCTTCTTCAACTTCTGTGGAATACTCTGCTAATGCTTTAGCAATTTGACTGGCTAGATCTTGGCTCATGTCATTTTCTCCACCAGAGTCAATTCAAGGATATTGAGGTTGATTGGATATGTCTTCAAAATCCGGTACTCTTTACCGCCAAATTCAGCAAATTCCTGATTGTCATATTCAAAGCTGTGAATATCAACAATCAGATTTGGACGAATGCCAGCCTGATTGGCTTGGTAAAATTCGGACCGTGTAATAGATTTCTTTTTACAAAAAATTGTAGTCTTTACTTTCTCAGTCAGATCTTGCTTGAGCTTGTCCTTACCTGTAATTTTAAAACCTATCAATGTGATTTCATCATTCCACATCTCACACCTCTTTCTTGGAAGAGATTTGCAGATTGTGCAAGCGCCATTGAAGGTGACGTGGTAAATCAACACCACCTTCATAGCGATAAGCAGCAAAGTCAACAATGAACATTTCATGGTCAGCACGATCTGGAACCAATTCAACACCCAGATTGTTTGTTAGTTCGCTGATGACGCTTAAGACAATCTTCTCTAGTGTTTTATCACGCAAATTTGAAGCAATTCCTAATTTGATTTTTAGTAATTCCACTAACTGACCAGTGTCCATGCTATTCTTCCTCTTTCTTAGTTGCTTTCTTGCGTTTTGGCTTTTCTTCAGTTGTTTCTTCTACTTCCTCAGTAGTTGTTTCCACCTCTTCAGCAGTTTCTTCTACTTTCTCAGCAGTTTCTTCCACCTCTTCAGCAGCCTCCTCTACTTTCTTAGTAGCTTTCTTCACTACTTCATCAGTGATAAAAATCGAACCTGCTGAATTGAAGCCTGTCAAGAGTCCTTGAACAAACTCTTGATCAGGTTCATAGCCTTTGCGTGGAAATACATCATCAATTTTATATTCATGTTGTTCTTTGTCACGCATGTCCTTGAATGGACGGATTACTGTATAGGGCATGTGATACCTCCTTACGCTACAACATCAGTGTATGTGCCAAAGAATCCAGAAGCTTCATCTACTTTCTTGACGTCAAGACGTAGGAAAAGCCCAAGCAATTGGCCATAGATGTCATTGTTAATCCATTTGACAGATACTTGAAGACGGTCAAACAATTTAACGAATTCAGCAACATCTCCAATAAAGAACTTCATATCACCTTCATTGCCAAACAAAGTGTCATCCACTGGATAAATCTTTTTGCCACCGAATGAATAGCCTGTAGGTGATGTGACATCTGGTTGAAGCATATATTTCCCGTTTTTATCCTTGACCTTGTCAAGCGCTGCAAACATTGATTGAGTTACAACAATACTTGGTTTGTAGATTGATTTTAGTTTCTTGTTGTAGATATCTTTAATGCCATCTAATCCAGCAGCATCTGCTTGAGTAGCTGTTTTGAGTACAGCAGTAATCAATGAAAGCTCAGTATTTTCACCTTGATTGACTACTTCGTCTTCTACAATAGACATGATGTCATAGTCTGCATCGTCAATCATTTCTTGAGATACAGGAATGTATCCACGGTAAGTCTTGATTGAGTAATCAATTTCACTGATCTTTGGTTTTCCAAGTTCAGGATTTGCTTTCAATTCATCAGTAGAAGCCATTTTCCCATCTGTCTTCTTGATAACTGGATATTTACCAGAACCACTATTTACTTGAACACGTTGGACAAGATCCAAGAGTGGATTGCGTGTCTTTTCAAGGAAGTGAGGTTTTAACACTTCAGTTGGGATCAAAGCAGCGCTTCCAGAGTCAGTTGTTTTAAGGCCTTCAATGTCACGAGTTTGACCAGTACGAATGAATTTAGCAATTGCGTCACGTTGTTCCAATTTCTTTCCTCCACGTTGCTCAACATCTTTGAATGTTGGGGCTTTTCGATTTTGCTCATCAACTTGTTTTTGAAGATCTTCAATTTCTTCTTCAAGTTTTGCTTTTTCTGCTTGTTTCTCTTCTAATTCTTTTTGAAGATCTTCAAGGCTCTTTTCAACCGTTGAAACTTCTTCTTCAGTTTCAGCACGGTCCAATTTTTCTGCTTCGATTGCAGAACGGTTGTTCAATTCTTCAATTGCTTCTTCCAATTCAACAATCTTGTTTGCTTTGGTGCGCATACGTGCGCCCAGAATTAATGCTTTGTTCATAGATTGTATTTCTCCTTAATTTTCATTTTGCGTTCATTTAACGCTTCACTATTAGCACGTTTCAGACATTCAAAGTCTTTCTTGCGTGCAGCAATTTCAGTCTGTGGATATGCTGGGAACGTGCAAGGGCTGACCTCAAAGATTTCAAGCTCTAACACGGTATCAAGATAAGAACCATCTTCACGCTCAATGGTATCCACTTTGATAGGCATAAATCCAAAACTGCATCCAACAATATCCCCACGCTTTACACGGGCATAAGCTCCCATAGCGTCTGGATCATTTCTGTTGATGATAATGTCACCATAAAGGCCTTTGTCATCAACTTTGAGACTCACTGTGCTGTTCCCTGTGCGTCCTAAAACTAGGTTATGATCATGATTGAATAATGCACGGATGTCAGCGTTCTTGATTGCTTCTTCCACTCCTGCACGTTTGATCACTTCAAAATAGCCTGGCCACAGCTCAGTTTCTTCATCGAACCGGATGAAGTAGCCACTCAGGATCAAGTCACCAGATTCTTGTTCTTCTCGTGTCTCGAATTGAGTAGCAATGTATGAATTACGTTTCTTCACTGGCATTTCCTCCTTCCTTGTTTAGTTTGCTCTGATTGCCTAACTCGCCTTGTGGCAGATAGTTTTCAAGAACAATAATTTCATCCATTTCAGGATCTGGAGTCATACCAACCCAATCTCTCCACTCATTTCTACGCATTGCGGCACTGTTGGTCATTTGTTGAGCAACAGTTGAAAGCTCTGTAATGTCGTAAGAATACAGTGAACGTGGATTGAATTTGAAGTAGCGTGTGGTTGAAGTCAGTAGGTCTCTTGTGAGCGTCTGAGTGATCGTTGTTGCGATGCTCATGATGGTAGTGTTTACAAAGTTGTTGTATTCTTCTTTGTTAAAATCTCCCACACCTAACACAAAAGCCGGAACTCCTAACATCCCAGCTACTGTTTTCTTATCAATTTCTACTGACTCATTCAAGGCAATGTCATTCAGACTTAATGGCTTCACTTGTTCCACTTCCATCAAGGCATCAGGAACAATCCAAGGTTCCCCAGACTGGCTTGTTGTCAAGTATTTCTTAGCGATTTTTTCACGCCCCTCAACAGTTCCAAGTTCTTCACTGGATGAGTCCACCTTCACAATGAGGCTTGGAACGTTCTTTCCGTTCATAAAGCCCTTCTTGGTCTGTGTAGCCATGTTCAAATTACGCACAATATCTTTCAAGGCCAATCTAAAACCGGTCCCAATATAAGGCCGGTCTGGATCAGGATTGATGGCGAAGTGAACCACTTCATCTGGATTGAAATCAGTGTCCCTGAAGTGGATCATGTATGTTAGATCATTACTCTTGAATGATACTTCTGACATTGGAAACGGTCTGAGATTGCTTATGTAGTCAGTCATTGGATCATATTCCACATGTAGGACAGAATTCCCATCACCAAACAAAAGCAAGTCTCTGACAATCTTGAAGATCCATGATTTCCGTGTCATGTGATCACAAGGGTTGATGTCAATCTTATGGGCTAACCCGTCCTTGATTCGTACATCACCGGATTCTGTATTCTCCATGAGCTGGATAGTCATATTTGAAACCATGTCAGCAATTTTATTGACAGCCATGATCACATCTGGATTTCTTGCCAGTGGAATGTAGCCATCACCGTCATACATGATGCCCAGATCTGAATTCCCAAAGCTTGTGAACATCGTCTGAGACTTTCCACGCTTGAATAATTTGTCAAAGATTCCCATATTTCTCACCTCCTTTCTATCTAATCAAAGTAAGCCATCACATTCTTATTCTTACCAAGGTTAGCAAGTGCCTGTATACAAGCAAAAACGCTCGCATCAAACAAGTCAATTCTTGCTGTACCGCCATCCCCGTCCAATTTCTCATACTGGACAGCATCATCTACTTTCTCGATGGCTCTGACATTGCTGACACAATACTCATAAGCGTCCGAATGCACATAATAAAATTCTTTATTCTTCACTTTCAATTCAATTCTTCTGAATCCCTCTGATTTCAAATAGAATAGCTGAGGCTGGTCAATCATTTTGAATTTAGCTTGCTTCATTTTTAGCATGAACTCTCTACCAAATTTCCTGTCCATGCCAACAGCAGCAATTTTGAAGCCTTTCTGTCTCATCTCTATGAACCATTTAACAATGTCATCATAGAGAACAGTTGGAGTGTTACTCATGGTCAGCCATCCGTCTGATTGCCACCCAAAAAGTGGGATGCCATCATCATTTGCTTTCTTTTGAGCATTGACACGAGGGAAGAAAGCGTGTGTGATACAGATATCAACATCTTTTTCACCATCGTTATACACACCGTATAAAGCAGCAGCGGTCAAATCATGCAGTCTTGAAAGGTCAGCTCCTCCATACCAGCGAATAGGAAGCCTTGCAAGCTCCTCAATGGTCCAGTCATAGCAGTCATCACTAGCAATGAACTCATCTGGATTGAAGTAAGCGTTCATTGAGTTAGTAAAGACATTCAGTGTCTTGTTGAAAAACTCATTTCTGGTCTGTGGATCATTCAAGGCCTGTTCTGCCTCAGCTCTCAAAGCAGGCATGGACACCGTGACACCCCAAGACGGATTTGCCATCTTCAAAACATTATCATCAAGATAGTCACCAACATCGCCATCCGTTGTCTGATTAGCTTTACAAATAAAGATAAATAAAGCCTCATCCTGCACCAACTGCTTAAGCACTTTCTGACAGTATTTCAAGCGGTTTGCAAGAAATCCAGTAGGAATATCACCAGCCGTTGAGATAACAAAAAGCATACTGTTTCGGTATGCTGACATTGTTTTCTTCATAAGACCATACTTCTTACTATTCCTCATCGTGTGAGCTTCATCAATGACCGTGACATTGCCATTGAGAGAGTCCAAACGGCTCTCATCGTTGGCCAAAGCCTGAATATAGAATGACCCATCATCTCCAAAATTAGCTGTGATAGAGTGTTCTTGGTTATTGTCTTTGATACGGATAGATTTGTCATTCCATCGTTCCACGTTGAACTTGATAAAATTAAAGGCTTCCAGCGCTTGCTTGACGGAGTTGGCTACGATATAGCATTTTGAACCACTATCGGCATCCAAAATCTGATAAAGCAGAGCAATAGCGGCAGTAAAACTGGTCTTGCCGTTTTTCCGTGCCAGCATTATCAAGGCTTCCTTGAACCTACGCTCATTCGTACCAGCGTGATAGAACCCAAAGAGATTGACAACTGTGAAATGTTGCCACGGTTGCAAAATCAAAGGCTTATTACGGATAGACATAGCAAACATGTCATCTCCTTGCTGATGAACAATAGAGTTCTCAATGAAGTGAACTGCAAAATCAACTATATCCTCATCAAGCTCATATGCTGGATTTTCTAAGTCCCTAAAAAAGCGTTCAGCAGCCAAAATCCGTTCTTCGTTATGTTCCTCTTGATAGCTCAGGACATAATCAACATAGGCATTAGCTTTTCCAAGATTGGTTGTAGCGTGGCGAAAATCGG